GTATTAGGTATACCAAATGTTTGTGCAATTTTTTGTTCATTAACAGTAGGTGCTGTATAACCTAATCTATATTTTTCTTGAGGTACAAAACTCATACCTGAATTATAAATAGCTTGATCTCCTTGGTTATAAAAAAGTGGTGCAGCCATTATCTCATCCCTCCTGGTGCAACGTCTAATCTAAATGTACCGAGTTTCCAATCTTGGTTAGATCCTGTGTTAGAAACTTTTAATGCAATAGACCTTGCTCTAATCCTAGTGCTTTTAAAAGTAGTAGTTGAATCAATTGGAAAATCTGTAGTGATAGGTGTACTATTAGGGTAAGCTCTAGTTGTAAAACTAACTTGAGTAGTACCAGTTTGATTTATAAAATCTGGTATGAATCTGCTGATTCTCATAATGTATTCACCATCTCCTCTAAGGTCCGGTGTTCCCACAGCTTGACCTGTATTACTTCTTTTTTGAGTGATGTCAAAATCACCTGATAATATGTTTGCTTGGATTGCTGTTACAACTCCTCCTGCATTTACTTGATCGGTCCCTGTTTCCTGGTTATAGTATATAGTAATCCCATCCGTATTACCAGTAACATCAAAAGAATCATTGTCTGTAGAAGTATAGTATGTTGCATGGGGTCTGTTAAATACAGAGGAATCTTGCCATGCTGTTCTGTCCAAACTACCTGTAGTCCATATGGGTTGTTTTGCTGACGAGTCTAGATAATTATAAGTCACCACTCGATCCACTAAATTAGAACCTTCACTACAATAAAACCAATTTATCTCACCAAACAAATTGTTTAGTCCACAGTTAATTAAATCACGGGATGTATCATTAATACTATCATAAACGTAATCTTCAACAAGACAAGGCATAGATTTTAATTGTCCATCGTAAGTAAAGAAACCATTCTCTGACATCCAATAAGCAGACCCATCTACTTCAACACATGCATTTTTACCAAACAATCCACAGTTCGTTCCTACTTGTTCAAAGGAGAAAGTAAAAGGTTGTCCTACAAATTTCATTAAGAACAATGCAGTATCGGTCCACACATAAATCGCATCCCTACCTTTAATAGCTCCCATAATTTTAGAACCATCAGCAAGTCTTTGTGTACCTGCTGTGTTTTCAGCTCGTACGGTGTATGAATCTGTTTCATCAATACTTTCTTGGTCCGAGAATCTTATAAACATATCGTCTTGAGTTAAAGGGTCTCCAACAGTAGTTTCAGTTCCAAAGAATACTAAGTGTCTATCGGGCGTTGAAACTAATACATGGCGTGACGCTGTTGGTGCATTAGGTAATATGGTTGCTCTGTTTCCTGTAGCGTTTGCAGCGGATGCATCCCATTCAAAACATTTACCATTATAAATAAGTGCAATTAATTTTGTACCATAGTTATCTAAAACCCATAAACCTGGATCAATAGTAAAGTCAGAAGAAGCAGGATCTCCCCATCCATTGTAACTAGTAATATTAGTTACTGTAGCCCCAGCACTGTGGGTTGCAGCAGTAGTCCCATCAACTCCTCTAGCACCACCAGTTAAAGTATTCGTAGTTGTATTATTATTTGTGTAACTAATAAATTCAGTCCCTATTTGTATTGTCCCTGCTGCCGGAAACGCTGACGTACTAGCTAAAACAATTGTAGTCCCTGTTGTATTTGTTAAAGCTGTTTGCAAAGTTGTTGCTGAGGGACCAATAGATGTACCACCGAATAAACCTGCACCCCAACCAAAACCTCCGAGTTGTTGAGCCGGTCCTACAGTATAATAACATAGAATAGAAGCAGAACCAGCAGTACTTAAAGGAGTGCCGGCTTCATTAGTATCCATTGTAATTGTAAAAGTTGAACCGCTTGGTACCGATGTAACCATAAATTTTTTATCTTCAAATGTAGCATTAGTAAATGTAGAACCACTTAATCCAGTAACAGAATCAAACAACACAATATCATCTTCTGACAAACCGTGACTGCCTGTACAAGTTATTGTAACTGTCGTTGAACTTGATGTACTTGTAAAATTAGCTCCTGTTAAGGTAACTCTTATAGGATGAATATCATAGTAGATACCACCTGAATATACATACAGAATTCTATTGGTTCCAATTGCAGCATATTTAATACCTGCGTTATCATCCCAATGATGAAGAGCTCTGGCTGCACCTGTTAGTTTTGACTCACCTAATTGAACCCAACCACCTATTTTTTCAGGAGACCCGTATCTAAAACGCACAAAGTCACCATCAAACCACTGCCCTTCGGCACCTGTTTCTGTGACTTGTTTATTAAATCCTGGAGCAAAGCCTAATTTTTGTAACATATGTTATAGCCTATACCATAATTTATATGGTTTGAGTAGAGAGCAGTTTACTTGACTTTTAAACATTTATCAATATAATTCATAATTATGAAAGATGTAAAAGATGATATAATTAAAGACCTAGAAGAAAAACTAGAGATGGAAAGATTAGTAAAGAAATCAGAAGTTATGATGAATGCAGATCTTAAATCACAAATAACAAAACTTGAACTATCTTTAGGTGTTCTTTCTAACTTAAATAGTGAATTTCTAGATAAATTAACTCATTACAAAAATATTATAAAAAAACTAACTTCTTAAGTTAAATCTAAAAAGTTTACATATCCTGTAATAATATATCTATTTTTTTTATCAGGACATTTTTGTCCTCTATGGGTGTGTGTAAAATAAGAGGGGAATATAACTAGCTTTCCTATTTCAGATTTAATTACTTTTTTATTGTAAAACTCAGTACCACAATTATGATCACTTAAATATATTTGAATATTTAAAAGTCTTGTGGCATATTTCCAACTGTGTTCAGAATGAAATTTTTCAAATGACTTACCTGGTTTAAAATGTTTAAATCTCAAATTAGTTAATGCCCATTTATTTTTTGTTAAATTTATCTCAGGATATTTTTTTTTATATTTTTGTAATATAGGAAATATTAATTTTGTAAGTTCTATAAAAGTTTGAGTTCTTTCTAAATCAAAAAAAACATAACCATGACTTTTATCTTCTGCAGGGTTAGTTCTTTTTTTACATTCTTTTATTAAGTAATTACATTCTTTTTTAGTTAAAACATTTTTTTGTTCTAAAATAAAGTTTTTAAACATAACTATACCATCCTGTTGCTATATATTTTATTTCTTTTTCTGAAGGAATACCTCTGTGTGTAAACGTCCAATCTGCTGGCCAAATAAATGTTAACCCTTTTTTTGGTTTAACTTTTAATTTTTGATGATACCATTCAGTTTCACCTTTTGATTTAATATCATTTAAAAAAGTCATAAAAACTAAATGTCTATTTAATTTTGATTTTGATCCATTTCTTTCAGTGTGCCAAATTTTATATCCGCCTTTTTTTGGATATTTTTGAATATTAAAACTTTCTACTATTGACCACTGTTCTTGATTAGCTGATGACCAATTATATTTTTCTGTATATAAATTACATACTTTTTCAAGTTCATTTAAATATTTCAAAGGTTCTTTATCTTTTGTTGTAGAATTAATAGGTAAATCAATTGAATCTTTAATAAATTTGTCTATTTTTTTTCTACCATTAAACATTATACTTCCTACTTTTTTTACTCCAGATTCATTCTTATTTGTTTTTTTAAAATACTCTATCATTTGATCACAAACTTTTTTATCTATGTACCAACCAGCAATAAAATCTAATTTATTATTTAATTTAAAAGGTTTCATATATTATATAATTTGTATGCTGGCATGCCTAAACATGATCTATTATCATATTTATTTTTACTTCCTTTTTTATTATAATGTAAAAAAACTTGCACACATTCAGTACCTTTAAAAGGCTCCCTCCAATGTTCTAATTCACAACCTTTATAAATCAACATATCTCCTTGTTTAAGATTTACTTTAATTCCTTTTTGATTTTTTTTACCAGAAGGCTCTAAATAAATTGGCCAAGGATCTCCCCCCAAATTAAGCGTAGCTGATATGTCACAAGAAGCTCTGTCTTTATGTCGTTTAAGCTCATCATCAATTTTATAAATTCTAGCATAAGAATATGTTTCTACTAATTTAACGCCTGTAATTTTTTCCATAATGGGTTTTATTTTTTTTAATAATATCTCATTAGCTACATCGCCATAAATACTAAAGGTATTAGGGATTTGTAAATCTGTAAAAGTACCTAATAAATTAAATTCAGGTGGGATTAAATTTTTTTGAAACATTAAAGAGGTGCATTCTTTTCTAAGTTTTAAATAATCTTTAACAAAATCAATTGTATTAAGATTCATTACTTTTCTTTTTATAAAATATTTATTTTTTTTAAAATTATTCATAATCTGTAATTAGTGTAAACCTTGGTTTTTTTAATTTATATTTAGGAAAAACAGCATCATGTAATAATTCACCTTTAAAAATTAATATAGAATTTTCATACCCAGGTACTATTATTTCCATACTATTATTTTTAATATGAGTTCCTAATTCATAATTATCATTAGTTACATAATAAATTGAAGTTAAAGTATTTTTTTTATGTCTATGAAAAAATTGTTTTTCTTTTTCTAATATTCTTAAACACCAAGAATATAATATTTTATTCTTTTTATATTTCTTAGTTATATTTAATAATTTATTATAATAATTTTTCCAATGTTTGGTATTATAATATAAATGTAATTTATTAATTGTTTCTTTTCCACTGCTTTTTCTTTTAAAACAATAAATATTTTCTTGAATAGCTTTTTCTAAATCTTTTTTAATATTCAAACGGTCTTTTTTATTTAAAAAATTTTTAATATGTATAAAATCTAAATTTTCTGTCATAACTTACCAATATAAATTCCCTCTTGTCCACATTACTAATGAATATCTAGTTCCTTTTATTAAAGGTGTAACTCTATGATATAAAAAAGATGGAAACACTATTATAGTTCCTTTATTTTTTAATTGAGGAGCAGGAGTAATAATAGATGGGTCATCATTATTTCTAAATTGAAATTGAAAATCTCCTCCTTTAAATTCTTTTGGATCAGAAAGACAAACAACTAAAGATAATTTTCTTATTTTTTTATATTGATCAATATCATTTATTGAAGAATCTTTATGAAAATCATAATGTTGATTTTTTTTATATTTAGTAAATTGTATTTTTTCAGAATAATCTATTTGGTATTTCCAACCTGAATTAATATTTGCTTTAACTACGAAATCATTCAAAGTATCAATCAGCCACTTATCATCTAAAAAAGTAACATTAGAGTTTCGTATTTTCTTTAAATTATTTTTCTGATCTTTATTAAGAGTTTTAAATTTATCTAAATCATATCCATGAGTCCTTGCTAAAAAAGTTTTTTTACTTAAACCTAATTTAATTATTTTATCACATGTATCGGAACTAAGAGCATTATCAAAAACCCAATAGTAATCTTTAGAATTTGTAAACATTTTTATATATCTTTATATAAAAGATATATGTTATTTAAAACTAAATGTCTAGATTTTTATATTAAGTTCCAAGTAGAACTGTCGGAATTCCAATAATAAGTATTATTATCTTGTGCATTAGAGCCTTGCCATCTTAGATTAGATTCATTCCAAAATATTTTATAGATGTCTAATTCCCATGTTTCTTCAACTTCATTAATAGTTTGTGTCATTGTAAAAGTAGGAGAAATTGGTTTTTCAATTGGAGCTACCCAAATATTATTCGTATCATCAAATGTCCAAGA